ACATCGTCAACGTAGCCCCCGCCGAGTTGTCCGACGCGGATACCGCCCACGAATGGGTCAGTGTCGGCGGGTGTTTGGTTTAATTGACAAACCAACCGCCCGTCGTTTGTAAATGGGAGACCCTGACTGAAAAAATCAATCGCTCCCCCGAAGGCAACACACAGTCGCCCGTCATGTCGCGCACCAAACCCGTTAACGAACAGTTCGGGAAGCAATGTGTCTGTGACATACAGCACGCCCTGTTCACCCAGCACCAATCCACCCATTGAAAACGGGTTTGGTGGAACAGTCGTTGTGACGTACAGCACTCCATCACTGTTTTTACGGCAAGGTAACATGACGGTGTACCGTTAAACGTGGAGAGGCCAAGTAAGCGTCTTGCGGTCAGTGACACCCGAAATGGCGGTATACGTCGGGTCATAGACACCGCCGCCTGTGATTGCCAAGGTCACCGCATCATCCGCAACACTGAAATCTGCGGGTACGGCTTCCTCTGAGGTTGCCCCAAGGCCAAATCCGATGAAGTTAGTGGTGCAACCCTTGCCTGACGTGCTTGCGTTCGTCAGGGCAACGGCTGCTGCGATATTGGGCTGTGCGCCTGTGGTAAGTCCAATCAATGCGCCTGCAACTCCGGCCATGATAATTTCCTCACTTAATGAAAATGAGGCGGATGTACCGCCTCATTGCAACGGTAGATTATTCTACCATTTTGCCCTGATACTGTAATCCAGAGGCCGTCAAGTTACCCGCCCAACCCAAGATGGACACTTCCGCGTCTTGGTTCACGCTGAAACGTGACTTGGGTGACAAGGCCACCATGTCACGGGCAGAGTGTGGGCGATAGTGCAGGTACTTGGTGTTCAGGAAGTAGGCTTCCTTCGCGGTCATGAAACCGCCTACACCACCATCCAACACAACGTCGGCATCCATGAACTTGATGGACACGAATCCCAACTTGGCATCATCGCTTGAGGTGAAACGCTGAATAGCCTGCAAGCTCGCCATGTACATGCCCCAATAGGCGTTGTCCACAACAATCAGGTCGGGGCGATCCATACCACGCACCAACGAAGCCCAAAGAGTGTTGAAATACTGCTGGATGTTCGCCGCAGTTGTTGCAGCGCCACCATTGGTTGTTGCGTCAAACGACTGGTTGCGCCAGAACGTCCACGTCGCACGGTCGATACTGCCCACGACACCCGTAGTTGGCGTGGTTGCAACTTGCAACTTCAACCCGGTAATTTCCTTACCGGCGGAGCCTGTACCGTCGGAATAAATACCGGCGGCAATCAGGTTAGCCATAGTTGCTTCCGCAACAGCGATGCGACCTTCAAGCAGGTCGATAATTTTTTCCTTGCCTGCGTTTTGCAACTGTTCCAAGCCGGAAATAGTCACAGGCACAGCGCACTGCTTAATGTCGTACTGAGCTGCTGAAATCACGTCCTGTGCAGCAACAGGTAGAGATTCATACCCGGAGTACCAGCCAGCGTTCGCGTTTTCAGCGAAAGAAAGCTCTTGCATGATGACGTTACCGCCGGAAAACTTCTTCACGTTGCCGCGTTGCTTGAGGCGGGAAAGAAGCGCGTTGTTTTTGGTCACGTTATCGGCAATCACACCGCTACGATTTTGAATTGTTGTAGCAATTATGTCCGTGACGCTAGTGTTAGCGAAAGCCATTTGAATATCTCCTAAACAGGTAAGGGGTTGTTTTCATCATAATACGGCGACCCGGTGACGTTCTTGGAGCGTCCGGCTTCGGGGTGTTGTGAGAGAGGGATTGCTGTACGCGGGTTCGGATTGGTTCGGAAAATAAGAGGTGTGGGGTTTGCATCTTCCACGTCATGACCAAGCCCCGTTACTTCTTTGGTAAAGTCAGAAACGAACTGTGTCATAGTCTCCCGCCTCCAAACGCTGCTTCGATGGTTCCGCGCAAGTCCGACGGATTGCCGACATTTCGACCTGTTCCCGATGGTGAGCCAGTCACACTCATTGAAGCTCCTTTCGCTGCTTGTGCTGCGCGGTGGGATTCAAGGGCATGTTGCGTCATGCCTTGCGACTGATCACGGGTACTGCTGGCCTGAAACGTGCCGTCATTCATCCGTACTGCCTTAGTGTAGGCATCCGGCAAGGAAACCGCAACACCACGACGGGCAGAAAGCTCAATAATATCTGCCATGTCAGCACGCACGTCGTTGAAGTACGGGTAACGGTCATCACTTGCCATGTCCTCAACATTCATGGCGGCCTGCTGTTCGACGTGTTGGCGCTGGCGAATCTCGGTCATCTGCTGGTTTTGAATGAACTGCTGGAACGGTGCGAGCCTTTGATCAAGCAACTGTTCAATGCTCGACTGTTGCTGAATCTCAGGCGGCAACTGCGCACCCGCCAGCGCCGAATCCAACGCACGAACATCCACACCGAACTGTTTGACCATGCGAGCAAGCAACTCGGCTTTTTGTGCCTGTGAGCCATTGTGCAGCACCGCTTCGGTGCGCAAGAGCGTGTCCACGGCCTTCAGCGGGTCTCCGCCGTAGCTGGCCTGAATACGCTCACGATGGGGAGCCATCACGCCCACCATCGCTTCAATCTTGTTCTTGTGGTCAGCGGCCTGCTGCATCACGGGCATCATGTCGCGCTCACGTCGGGCAACTTCTTGACGCACCTGCAACGGCAACTGTTCCCAGAGCTTCTTCGCGTCACCCTTCCACGACTGTGGGGCGCGGTCGATACGCTGGCGTTGGTCACGCTGTTCGACTGTTTCCGGCTTGGCAGATGCTTCCGGCTTGGTTTCACCGGCAACGTCTTCGATGTTTGGGGCAGCATCGTCTGACTTTAGAGCGGGAGCCGGGGCATCACCCGATGAGGTGCTCTCAATCGGCTGTTCAACGGGTTCACTTGAAAATTGAGAATTATCAACTTGAGATGATTCAATAGCTGTTTCGTTTTCAACAACGGCGGTTTCAATCGCTGCGCGCAGGTCGTCCATAGGGTTCTCCTTTTATTTGTAAACTTGTTGCCGGATGGTTTCACGAATCGCGGCACGGTCAGGCTCATAGGGCTTGTTTGCGGGCTTCGGGGGCAAGCCTGCAAGGTCGGCGGTGGGAACAACGTCATGCTTGGCGCAATGCTCTCGCATTGCTGCACGCCCGCGAACAACGGTGTTATCGATGGGTGACACAAAGGCTTCGGTGTCCGAGATAATTGCCGGGGCAAGGGAGCGGCGATGGCCGGAATACTCCACACCTTCGGGCAACGGGAGTGACTTGTCGTACAGCACACCGTTTATCTGGATGAAACTTTTACGAGCCATTAACTTTCACCGATGGTTTTTTGGCGGTCTGGTGGGGGCGTTGCTTGGGCGCGGGCTGTTCCGGCTGTTCCGGCTGTTCCGGCTGTTCCGGCTGTTCCGGCTCCCAAAAATACTTGTTCGTCCCCGTGTCATACATCCGATTGCGCCCCTTGCGCTCGGATTCCTTGACCAGATAATTTACGTTCATTTTCATAGGCTTACCCAAGATTGGTTAAGTAAATTGTCCGGGTATCGGGATGATACTGCCGGACGGACGGCGCGAACACGCTTATCAACAGGTTCTTCACAGGCATACAAATTCGCAATTCGATTATCGTAATTGTTGAGGTTGTAATGCTTAACTCGCTTGGGCATGTATCCATGCACCAAGGCATACGCCAGTCGGTGAGCTGCGTAGTTCTTGCAGCCTATCTTGATGAACACCGCCCCCGCCGGGTGATATGTTCCGGCAACTGTTCCTTTAGCACGACGGTTGACTGTCTGCTTCCAAGTGAAAATACCCGTGAGCGGGTCGTATTTCAACACTTCACGAATGGCATCAATTGATAATGGAATCATTGCTGCACCTGTTCGGTGTCCTTGCGGGCATCAATAACCAACTGTTGCATTGCCTTCTGCTGCGTCATTGCCATTTGCTGTTCAAACTTCTGCTGTTCCATTGCCATGCTTTGCGTATGCTCGGCCTGCTTGAACTGCATCTCCTGCTGCATCTCTTGCTGCTTCATCTGCATCTCCATCTGCATCTTCTGCGCTTCGGGATTCGGCTGTTGCTGCTGTTGCTTGGCGGCCTGCTTCTGTTGCTCCATTTCAACCATGATTTGCTGAATGCCTGCGTCAATCACGCTTTCAAGCTCCTGCCCACCCTTGAACCCGCTAATGGCAAACTTCAACGTCTCGAACACCATCGGGGCAGCAGGAGGCATCGCCTTGATAGTCGTTGAAGCCGATTGCAGGAAGGTCGCCATTGCGTTAGTGAACTCGACCTTCTCCTGCTTCTGCATTTGATAGTCCTGTTGCCCCAAGCTGTCAGCCTGCACCTTGACGCGCCACTCGAATGATTCTTCGTCCTTGATCAACTGTATCGCTTCCTGTACCTGCTGAGGTACAGCAATGTCAGGCGAATACTTGCTGTTGGACATTTTCAGAATCATGGCTGGGTCAAAGTGTTTGCAGATAATCTCCGCCTTGATGCGCAAAATGTCCTGTGCGAACCGTGCGACTTCATCCTGCAACTTCTGAATCCGCATTGAAGCGAACTGTGCCTTGATTTGCTGCGCACCCAATGTCTCACTGGCACGGGTATTGCCACGAACAATGTCGGATATACCCGTAAGCTCGTAAATCTGACCCTTGATGTCATCCCGCGCCTGTCGCAACTGTGCCAGCGCAGTAATCACGGTGTCCAGTGGAAGCCAATCCACTTGCCCCTTGATACCGCCTTTCTCTCCGAATATGACCCAGTTATCCACAGGAACAAGCGTGTTCTCGCTTCCCTCCTGCAACATCTTCTGCACACCTGTTGCGCCCGAATCGTAAACGCCCACGACCCTGCACGCGGCAACCAGCAGGCTGATTCGATTGTTGACTTCGTCAAGCTCGCTGTACTGGTCTTGGAAAATCGCATAGTCCGACTTGGGTACACAGTTCGACGTGGAGGTCAGTGCGAACAACGGGCGGGGGCACGGGTCGAACCCTTCCAGCATCAACGGGTCATCCTTCTCGTCCAGAATCTCATCATAGCCCTTGGATAGCCACAGAACGCGCTTTTCGACCCTATCCCATATCTCATAGATGATGGCTTTCTGAAGCACCTCATTGGTGGGCGTGTTGGCTGTTCCGTCCTTGGTGGTATCCGGGCGGTAGTCCAAGGCGATGTGGTCAGCCTGTTCAGGAAAGCGCTCCGTCAGCGCGTCCTTGTCCATGAACACACGACGGCCTACCCACCGGCGTTCCTTCCACGTCCGGCACGGTGAATACAGGAAGTCCTGCCAATGAATGTGATCAATAGCAACCTCTTGATGACTGATTTGCTCATAGGTTGCCGCCTCCTGAATCACGTCACCTGTGAACGGGTCAGTGACGGCCTCAAGCTCCAGTTCCTCCGTCTCCGTCACCAGTCGCACCCAAGCCGCACCCAAGCCCGGAACAAGCCGGTCTTCGACGGCATCACGCATCACTTGGTCAAAGTTGCACTCGTTCTCGTCCATGTCCTGCATTACTGCGTTCTGCAACATGCTGGCAGCAATGCGTGCAGGTTCATCCATGAATTGATCGAATCGGCGTGTGATGGACACCTTGGGAATCTTGGCGTACAGGCTCGATTGAAGTATGCCGACGTTGGCGGTGAACAGGTTGAACTTCTTCTCCACGCCAATCATACCTTCCCGCTCGTCCATGTAGCGCTTCACGACCTTGCCGCCACGGTCATGAAAGTCACGCATCTCACGCTCCGCCATGCTGATTTCTTCACGCCAGCGTTGGTACTTGCTCGCTGCGTCGTTATCGGTTTCCTTCGCGGATTTGATGCTGCTTTGCGTCTTTGCCATGTGAGTGTCCTAAATGAGGTAGGTTAGATTCGTAGCGACTGTTTGGGCACGGTATCCCACAAGTCATCAAGACTGTAGCCCTGCTTGACGGTGCGAACAGGCGGCGGAGCCATTTGCGGGGCGATGGCGGCAATGCGCCGACCAAGGACAGATAGTGCATCCACGGCATCGTCCACGCCACTACCTGTTGCGTTGGGGAACTGTAACAGTTCAGTGGTCAGCCACGGAGCAAACGACGCATCCGACGGGTAATAAATCTTCCTGCGTTTGAACATACCACGCAATGCAGCGGCGCGGGTCTCCTTGTCCTGCCCGCGCATGGGCATCATCCTCCAAGGCACTGAGACACCCATAGAGCGCGCCTTGGTCGCAATCAAGGGCATCATGGTCTTAGCCATGTTGTCGTCGTCTATGAGCCATTCACGGGGCTTGTAGGTGGCTGCAAGCGAACAAATGTTGGATGATGTTTCCTCCGAATCCACACGCTTGCGCGAAGCGTCGATAATGTCCCAGTCACCGCGCGTGTCGATAGCCACGATGAAGTGAACGGTGTAGTCGCCCTTGTTGACGGATAGTGCGAGGTCAGTACAAGCGTAGATGGGCGTTTCCGGCGTGATGATGGGTGTCGGGCGATGCTGAATGTCCTCCGTACCCACCCATGATCCGCTTGTTGACGGCGGCTCCTGCATCCACAAAGTCTTCCAGATGAACTCATCGCGTTGCTTGTCACGAAGGTACGCATCCGTGTAAAACTCAGGCCACATGCGCTCATTGGGGATGGTTCGACCCAACAGGTCAGGGTTTTCAGGTGACACATGACTGTCGGCCACCGCTGTGAACTTTAAGACCTTGATGCGAATTTCAGGGTTGGCAGCAGCGCGGTCGAGAACATAGCCAATGATGTCATTGGCATTCAGGCGTTGCCCGATGACAATGAGCTTGCCTTCGGGTGTCAGGCGCGAAAGCAAGTCACCCTCAAACCACGACCTGATTTTAGACAACTGTGTCTCGGACTGAGCGTCCTCAAACGAGCTGTGAACATCGTCGCAAATAACACAGTCAGCGCGCTTGCCCAGTACACCACCTGTTGCCCCGATGGCGAAGTACCCACCGCCATCCATCGTCTTCCAGTTGTCCTTGGCACGGGTGTCCTGAGCAACGCGAACAGGTGAGGCTAGTTGAAGCTCCGGCGATTCAATGATGTTTTTGACCCGACCACCGAACTCCGCCGCAAGCTCGGCAGCACGACTAACCGAGATGATGCGCGTGGTAGGCCGACGGCTCATGATGTAGGCCGGTGCAGCCACCGAGATGTAGCTGGACTTGGCGCTTGCCGGAGGCGACATGATAACCAGCACGTCAAACTTGTCGTTGAACACCAAGTCATCCACCGCGTCGCATATCAAACGATGGTGCAGCGCGGGAACCACGTTCACATAGGACTTTGAGAACTCGACTAGGGTTGTAAGTGACTTCTCCCTTGCGGCAATAAGCTCCAGCGCCTTGACAAGCTCCGGGTCGAGCTTGGGCATGGGGGGCGGCATGGGGGGCATAGGTGGG